AGACGATTCCCTAGACCTAACCCGACTGGCAGTCGAGCTAAGTTTCGATAGCCGAACCCCGCATAGCGTGCTACGGCGGCAAGCCGGACTTCTCCGAACCTGCTTATCTTACGCACTAATTGCTCGAGAGCGCCTACGTTCCGTAGGCCCACTAGCATTTCTGCCAATGATATAGGCGTAACTTCCCGTCTTCGGATCCAAGTTCGCTTCGCGAACTCTAAAGACGAGGTGCATGAGACAAGGCTCTTCGCGAGCGATATCTCTACACCTATAGTCTTCATGATCCGTAGATACTCCGCGGCTACGGCGCGGTCAGCGATGACCACGTCGTCTCCAAGGACTGCATACCTCGTAAACCAACCTTGTAGTCTAGAGTCTACTTTCGAAGCAGCGTATTGAACAAGTGCATGATGCGTCAACGCGAGCATAGCCCACGAAGACAATGCACCCATAGGCTGACCGACAGTATAGGATACACTATCGATCCCTAAGTTGTAGCTTTTCGCTATCTTAGGTAACCTGTAAGGTCTTCCGACCAGCAGGAAAGCCCATAGGGCACTTAACTCAGGACCCAGAAGGGGCGCCAATAGATCCACTTGCAACTGCAGTGGCAGTCTATCGGTCGCCGCTGATAGATCATAGGAAGCGACGAATTCTTCGTCATCCTTGAACCTTTTGATGAGTCGCTCCACCGGAGCGAGCTGATCGAAAGTTCCGTCCGTTGAGATTAATCTCAACTTCGAGAATATCCACTCATGTAATGGGGACATGAGTGTCTGAGTAAGGAGTGACACCATGGCGAATACTCGGATCTTCCCGGGCTCCTCCTTGAAACCTAGAGCTCCAAAGTACGTGGCTTTTCCCGACCAATAGTTCTCAAGATGCCAGCGCCTACGATCTTCGATTGTAGTGACGCTAGAATCCCAACGACTAAATAGTGGGGAATCCTTATACTCTCCTGACTCTCTCTTCTCTCTGTACTTGGCCCACGCTCGGTTAACAACCAAGTCGTGCGCCTTCCAGATCGGTTTGAGAGCCCACAGGAAATCAAGCCCATCCACGAGATTAATCCAGCGCAATAGCGCCGACTTCGTCTCAGGATCACTACCATAGAGGGCAATGTCCCACGGAAGCGCCATTACTGACGCGAAACCTTGGCTAGTCGCCGAGGCCTTCCGTATAAACGGTATCTTCATCGGATCTAGATGTCGAGAAGGAACCAATTTCAGGTCGTCTTTGGTAGTTAACCGTAGACGCCGATAGAAATCGGGTATCCAGAGACTCCAACCCTGACGGAATTCGGAGATATCAATCCACGGTGCCGTTATA